GTCGTCGGAAAACCAGTCGTCTAAAGAAGAACTGATACCAAGTACGGATAAAGACTTACAGAGTGTGTTAGGTAGTGAACCGAAACTCTGTGGGTATTGCTCAGGACAAGGCGTGATCGCTGAAGGCTTCGCCGGACTCCCATCCGTCTGCACAGACTGCAAAGGCGACGGACTCGCCCGATGACCAGCAAAGGCAAACCACGCCGAGACATCGACACCGCGGCCTATCGAGCACAACGTCTCGAGTTCCTCCAACACAACACAACCTGCCATTGGTGCAAGCGAGCCAAAGCAACCACCGTTGACCACCTCATCGAGGTCGATCGCGGCCACGACCCAATGGACATCGAAAACTGGGTACCCGCCTGCCACAAATGCAACGCCAGACGCGGAGCCGAGTACCTGGCAAAAAAACGCGCAATGTCGACACAAAACCGAAATAAACAAAAAAAATCAGAAGTTTTTTTTGAAAATGAAAAAAAATTGCCCCCGACCCCATCCGTCGATGTATCCCCGAAAGGGCAGAAGGCTCTTGAAGGGGCTGGATCTGGGTTGATCTCGGGTGATCTGGTTCGGCCTGCGTTGATCCCGCCGAGGCTCGTGTCGGTACCTAAGGGTTCAGGCTCGTATGCGGCTGAAGTGGCGGCCTTGGCGAAGGACGTGCTTGGTGTTGAGCTGATGCCGTGGCAGATAACGGCGCTTGAGGGGCAGCTTGCCCATGACGATGCCGGTGCACTTTGCTACAAGCGGAGTTTGGTTTCGGTCGCCCGCCAGAATGGGAAGACCGTTGCCCTGAAAGCCTTGGCCTTGTGGATTTTGGTGAAGGAACCGATCCGTCGCGGCGAGCCGGTGCTACTGATCACCACCGCCCACAACCTTGACCTGGCTGTTGAATTGTTCGAGGCACTCGCTCCGATCCTTGAAACCAAGTTTGGGGCCAAGCCCTACTGGAGTTACGGCCGCAACGAGTGCGTCATGCCGGACGGTTCCCGCTGGCTGGTTCAGGCCGCCACCCCGCGAGCCTTCCACGGCTTTTCGCCTGACTACATCATCGCCGACGAGCTGTGGAACATTTCGCCGGACGTCATCTTCAATGGCGCGATCCCATCACAGCGGGCCCGCAAACAATCGTTGCTTTCCTGCTGGTCGACCGCTGGCACCGAGGACTCTCACGCCATGCTCAAACTCCGCGAGGAAGGCCTGCGCACGATCGACACCAGGGCCGACAGCAAACTCTTTTTCGCCGAATGGTCAATCCCGAGTGGAGTTGATACTACGGATGAGGTGTACTGGCCAATGGCCAACCCCGCCATCGGATATTTGCTCGACCTTGAGACGTTGCGCGACGAATCGGAGATGGCCGACAAAGCCGCCTTTCACCGAGCGTCCCTCAACCTGTGGATCTCGAGCGCCCAGTCGTGGCTGGCACCAGGCACCTTCGACCGGCTCATCGTTCCCGAGATCCCGCCTGGCGGCGTCCTGGCTGTCGATTCCAGCATTGACGAGAACACCTATACCGGGGTTAGGGCGAACGTCATGCCCGATGGCCGCATCGGCGTCACCGTCGCATTCATCGCCGACACCCTGCCGGCGCTGTGGGCCGCGATCGACGAGCAGGCCGCCGCCGTGTCAGGGATCGCGTTGACCCCGAGCCTGGCTTCGATCGCACCCGCCGCCTACGAACGAAAAAAAGTGATCGTGGGCTACAACGAGCTTTTGACCCACACCGCCACCGTTCGGCAGTTCATTGTTGAGGGCCGCCTGGTGCACACCGGCGAACAAATGCTTTCCGAGCACGTCAACCGTGCGGTCGGAGTACGCACCGCGGCGGGCTTTGTCCTGTCAAGCCAGAAGTCGCCTGGCCTGATCACGTTGGCACGATGCATGATTTGGGCGGCGGCCCTAGTTGCACGGCCACAGCAGAAAACTCGGGCCGCGGTCGCGTTCAGTCGCTAGGGGTATCAGTCTCTATCTTTCTCCGAAACGCTTGCATCGTGCTACAGCTTGAGCGCAAAATCCGAGCGTGGGATTATTCCGCAAGAAGATCGAAGCCCCAGCGATGGCGTCAGTTCCCCTCGGCGCAGCTGCAGGCGCATCGCAGATAGGGCAGTTCTACTCGTACAGCGTTGGGGCGAACGAAGAGGCTGCCCTATCTGTCCCCACCATCTCCCGCGCGGTCTCCCTGCTCACCACCGTTGTCGGCACCCTCGATCTGAAGTCCTACGTCCTGCAATGGTCGGGCGAAGAGTACGAAAAAATCTGGGTTCAGGGCGAAACGTGGATGTCGCGCCCCGATCCGAAGGTGCCGCGCCAGTTCATCATGGGCAAAACCGCCCGCGATCTGATCATGTACGGCCGCGCCCATTGGGCCGTGACCTCGCGCTACTCGACCGGCTTTCCCGCCACCTTTGAATGGCTCCCAGCGAACATGGTCTATTCGACCAAGATGCCCGCGTCGCCTGAATGGTTTGGGATGCCGACCGATCTGGAGTTCAACGGCCTCCCGCTTGACGTCAGCAACGTGATCACGTTCCTGTCGCCTAACCAGGGCGTCGTTTATGCGGGCCGCCGCGCCGTACAGGTCGCCCTGCGCCTCGATCAGGCCGCCGAACGCTTTTCCGCTACCGAAATCGCCGCCGGATACCTGCAGCAAACTTCCAATTCGGAGCCGATGTCGTCGGAAGAGCTCGGCGAATTGGCCGCCGCCTGGGCAAATGCCCGCCGCGTCTCCGCCATCGGCGCACTCAACTCGGCCGTCGAATGGAAAGAATTTTCCTCGGATCCGAGCAAACTGCAGCTCGTCGAGTCCCGCAAATACCAGGCGCTTGAGATGGCCCGCCTGCTGGATATCCCTGGCTATCTCCTCGGCATCGACCAGTCCGGCATGACCTACCAGAACGCTCAGCAGTCGCGTCAAGATTTGATCTTGTTCGGCGCTCGCCCGATCCTTCACGCGATCGAAGAACGCCTGTCAATGAACGATGTTTTGCCCAACGGCCGTCACGTTGAGTTCGACGTTGAGGAATACCTAGAAGAATTCCTCGTTGAGTCGCCCGAAATCCAACGCGAAGCACCCGCCCCGAATCTTCCCCAAGACGAAATGGATCTTGAATGATCAAAATCACCGCACCCGTCGAAATCTTGGCCGCGGCCGAGGAGGACGAAGAATACGCCCCGAAAATCTCCGGTGTTGCTGTCCCGTGGAACGTCACCGCGACCGTTTCAGGCGGCCAGCAAGTGCGGTTCCTGCCTGGCGCGTTCGACGTCAACCAGAAGGCCGCCAAACTCGTCGAGAACCATGACCTGACACAGCTTCGCGGCGTCGTCAACAAGTTGACTGACACCGCAGCCGGTCTTGAGTTTGAAGCAACGCTGGCCGACACGCGGGCCAGCCGCGACGCAGTCGCGCTCCTCAAGTCCGGCGCGTACGACTCCGTGTCCGTTGGGGCCAACCCAACCAAATTTAAGTTCGACAAGCAAGGCGTCATGGTCATTTCCAAAGCGGATCTGATCGAGCTGTCGCTGGTCGCCGTGCCCGCGTTTTCTGACGCGGTCATCACAGAAATCGCCGCCTCGGCCGACCCAGAGGACGACGAAAACCACCCACAAGACACACCCCAGGAGGATCAAGTGTCCGAAGCAATCCAGGCCGAGGCCCACGAGGCACCGGCAACCCACCCCGTTTCCCCGATCGTCTACGCGACGGCCAAGAAGCACGTCGAACTGCCCACCGCAGTCGAGTACCTGTCGGCGGCCATCGCAGGCGGCTCGGCATGGCACCAGATGTCCGAAGCGCTCCGCGCCGCGGCACCCGATGTCGTCACCACCGACACGCCTGGCATTTTGCCGACCCCGATTCTTGGGCCCGTGTACAACAACTTCGTCGGTCGTCGCCCCGTCGTTGACGCAATTGGCGTGAAGGCAATGCCTGGTGGCGGCAAGGTGTTCATCCGCCCCGAAGTCACCACTCACACGTCGATGGCCGTTCAGTCCGCTGAGAACGCGGCGCTTCAGTCCGGAACCTTCGTGGTGTTCAACAACCAGGTGACGAAGGCCGCCTACGGTGGCTACGTCACGATCTCCGAGCAGGATCTTGACTGGACAGACCCGAACGTGCTGTCGCTCATCCTTGACGACATGGGCCGCATCTACGCCAACACGACCGACAACGTCGCAGCCGACAACCTCGCCTCTGGCGCAACGACCACCCAGAACTTCACCGCCGCCAGCGTTGACGACGCGTCGTACTGGGCCGAATGGGTCGCCAACGCCGCCGAAACCATCCTTTCGGCATCAAACGGCAACCTGCCGACGCACATCTTCATGAATCCGTCAATGTGGGCAGAACTGCTCAAGCTGTCGGACTCGTCGAAGCGCCCATTGTTTCCGCAGGTCGGCCCGATGAACGCGTTTGGCAACCTTCAGCCCGGTCAGCCCAACGGCAACGCTTTCGGCCTCACGGTCGTCGTTGACCGCAACTTCAACGCGGCGACCACAATCATCGGCGACGCCTCCGGCTTCGAGATCTTCGAGCAGCAGAAGGGCGCAATCTCGATCGACAACCCGTCGACGATCTCGCGCACGATCGCATGGCGCGGCTACTTCGCCACGCTCATGATCGACTCGTCGAAGTTCGTCAAGGCCACGTTCGTCTGATCCGCCGCTAGCTGCACTTGGGAGTTCTGCACCATGGCCGTTTTCACCGTCACGTTCCACCAACGTGTAGACGACTACGCCGTGGTGCAGACTCTTGAAGCAACCGAAATCGGTATCGGGCAATCCATCACGCTCGCAGGGCTCGGGCACGGCCTGAACGGCACACATACCGTCCTGGCTGTTCCGACCTACGAATACACCGGCGTCGACGATGAAGGCGACTGGCTGTTTGACGATCAAGTGATCATCACCAACCAGCTGCTATTCAAAGATGCCGGTGACGACCTTGAGCGCTCAGCAGCCGACCCGTTCGGCACATTGACCTGGACAGAAACGTGCACATGGATCGTCGCCGCAGACGTTCTGTCGTGGCTCGGTATTTCCGTTGCTACCGCCAACGACACAACCTTCGTTGGGGTATGCACGGATGCCGCCAACGCTTGGGCCTACAAGGCACGGAAGATGGCTGGCTAT